GACCTTGACGTACGTTTCGTCACTGTCGTCGGCGTACTTCTTAGCCTTGGTGTCGTCGTCCTTCTTGTCGTCGTCTTGGCCTTCCTCCTCGTCGCCTTCCTCCGCGTCGTCGTCTGGAGTTTCCTCGGACGCCTCTTCGTCGTCAGCTTCGGGCTGGTTGGTCTCTTCGTCTTCGACCTTTTCAGATGGCTCGTTCTGAGCGTCCTCATCCTCTTCAGGATCGGTCATAAATGCGTTGAGGATGTCCTCATTGGAGTTGAGGCCATCGGGGTATTCGTTAGTCAGAGCATCGCCCGAAAGGGTGGATGGCATGGTCAGTTCTGTCCGTCATAAATGTCGTGCACACTCGGATCATCAAACGGATCTGGAGCGGCGACTGCGGGTGTGTTGTCTTGGTGTTGGGGGAGTGCGTCGAAGGCTTCGGCAAATTTCTCTGCCAGCACCCTGAACTCCTGAAAGCCCTGGTACGCCGCGTAGAGGTACTCTCGACGCTTCGTCTCGTGGGGCTGCGTGCGCATCAGATCGGATGCACACTGCTGCTCGTGCAGATGCACCAGCGCGTGGAAGGCCTCGGCCCCGAGGAGTTCTTTGCAGAACCCCCCGAGAGCGAGGATCGTGTCGTCGTTCATTGCCGACTACGGCGCCAGCCGTTGTAGGCATCCCACACGCTGCCATCGTCAAACTTGATGGCGTGTACGCGGATACCCTCAGGGCCATTGTGTTCGTGGCAAGGGAATGTGAGCCACACACCGCCCTCAGAGAGGGTCACGTGAGTTGCTTTCGGTTTGTCTGTCATGCCTTGTTGTGCAGATACGCCATCATCTTGGAGATGAGGTCGGGCCCGCGGACACTTGAGGCGCCGCTAGGGTCGATCAGTTCTCCGGTGGAAGGATCGCGCATCGACATCGCGTTGCGCATGAAGAACGAGGTGTCAGGAGCGCCAGCTCCGCTGCCCGGCTGGGCCTGCGGGGCCTCCGCGGGGCGAGCCTGCGGCATGGGCACTGGGGCGGCTTGTGGAGCCGCGGGTGCCGGAGCAGGTGTCTGCGGAGGAGCCGCCTGGGCACCGGGAAACATCTTGGTCATGTCACCGGTGGCCCACCAGGGCATCTGCGGGTTCGGCACGGCGGGCTTTAGCTCGGCCTGCTTGTCCGCTTGCTCCTTGAACTTCTGCCACTCGGGTTCGAGCGCAGAGGGGGCCTGTGCAGCCGTGGGCATCATCATGGCGGCCGGCGAGGCACCAGCGTTGCTCATGAGAGACGTTGCGGTCCTGCCCAGCGTCGGCAGGGCGCGAATGGCCCCGCCTGCTGCGAGCCCTGGTGCCCCCATGACCAGCGTGCTGGCCGTGATGGGACCTGGTGTGTGCTCGTGGACGGTCTCACGGATGCGCCGAAGCGTATCCGCGACCTTGTTGTAGTCGAACGTGGGCATTTACGCTCCTGGCGCTGCTTTGGGCTGTGCAGCCTTAGCCGCGGCATTGAGTTCAGCCGTGCGCTCCTGCGCCGCGATCTTCTCCCGCTCGACGTCGAGCTGCTCCTCACCCAGTTGGATGCGGGCGGCAGTATCGGCGTCCTGGCGGTCGTTGGTGCGGTCGGTGTTGAGCGCGTCGAGGTGCAGTTTGGCGCCCGACTGCTCCAGCTTGGACTGGGTGGCAGCGAAGAGGCGATTGTCTGCAGCCTGCTTGACGTTGACGGAGGCCATGGCCGCGTCTGCCGTCTTCTCCTTGATGTCCAGCTCGCGAACCTTGAGAGGATCGGGCTGCGGAGCAGGCGCGTTGGGATCGAGGTAAGCCGCGAACCGGTTGAAGCCCTTGAGCTTGCCGATGTCGTGCAGCATCTCGTAGCGCTGCTTCTGGCCGAACATGTTGCCCAGGCCGGGATCTTGCGCCATCTCTTTGTAGCCCATGGCCAGCTCGTTGGCCGCAACGTCCTTGTCGCCGTAGCCCAGGTGCTGGGAGACGGTGCAGGTCGTGCGTTCGGTCCAGGCTTCTGCGTCGACCTGCAGAGGAGCACCCGCGACTTCGATGACGCGCTTGTCCTTGTAGATGATGCCGAGACGGACCACCTCAAGCATGAGGGGAACGAGGAAGTTGTAGGCGAAGTTGCGCGCCATGATCTTCGCGCGCTGGCCTGACGCCTTCATCATGTTGTCCACAAGACCCTTGGAGTTCTGGGTCGAGATGGCGTCCTTGTTGAGGCCCTGGCTGAGCGCAGAGATACCCGTGGACTTCTCGTTGTTCGCGGTGAGTTCACCGAGGACTTGGAAGACGTACGGGTTCAGCGGGTTCTGTACGAACGGCGCGACGCTATCCGGCCGGCGAACGTTCACGATGCCGCCGAGGCGGTTGTCGAGAAGCTCGCGCGGGTTCATCAGTCCACCATTGACCACAGCGTAACGCGGGTTGGTGGTGATGGCCGTGTGGTCGAGCACACCGCGGTAGAGCACGGTGCGGGCGTTCTGCGTGTGGATCACGCGGGCCGCGAAGTTGTGTCCGTAGAAGACGTGGGGCAAAGGAAGCGGCACGTAGGCCAAGAAGGGGGCCTTGTCGACCTCCTGGGGATCCTCAAGGATCTTCCCGCCTGCGTGCAGGATCTTGTAGAGACGAGCGCCCTTGGAGCTGTCGATCTCCATACGCACGTAGCTCTCGTACAGGACGATGAACTCTTGCGACTTGTCGATGGCTTCGTTGTCGGCGTCGTTGCTGTGCGTCGGGTTGTTACGCGCGAGAACCTCGGGGCTGAACTGCAGCTCCCTGGCCTCGTCGGCCGGCAGGCTGTCGACCAGGGCCTTCTTGATGCCCATCTCGATCAGCTCGGCGCGCGTCTTCGGCGTGCGGTGGCCGCAGTATTTGGCGTCGAGGATGCAAGTGGCCAGCGGTTCGATCAGGAACTCTTCGGGAGCAATCGGATCGATGCAGGTCTTGCTGACGTCCTTCTTGCGCGAGAGGGTGCCTGAGAAGGTGCCGGTCGCCGGGTCGAGGTCGGCGTCGAAGGTGTCAACGTCGTCCTGGGACGCGAGGGCGTGGGCGTCCTCATACGAGATGGGCCCGAAGGTCTCCTCGCTGAATGTGTGCTTCTTCTCCCAATAGATCTTTGCTACGCCGGCGCGGGCCGTAAGGCCGTCGTACAGGACGCTGCTGAAGATGTTGTAGCCAGGGTTGGCTCGGAAGATGACGTAGGACGCGTAGTCTGTAGCAACGCGGCACATCTCCGCGTTCATGTCCTGGTCGGGGTCAAATTGCGCGATGTGGTCGCCGCCAGCGAACACCTCCAGCAGCTGAGAGCGCTGCATTTCAACGGAGTCGTAGACGTCGGAGCTGACGTAAGAGGACGATCCCTCGGATGTCCGCTTCGGCAGATCCCCATTGATATAGCGCGTCACGCGCTCGCGTTCACGTGCAAGTCTGGAATCGAACCACGACACCGACGAAGTGGATTTGACTTGGACTTTGGCGAGAATCTCTTCGTCTGATAAAGTCGATGGCTTCTTCGCCATTAGTATCCTAGTTCAAATATTGGATTGCGTTGGAAAGGTTTGTGACGTTGTGCTTGAGCTGTCCGATGCCTGTGTTGCACCCGAGGCAGAGAATTCCACGCACACGCCCTGTGTCGTGACAATGATCGGTGTGCCACACGCCGTCGTAGTCCAAATCATGCGTGGCACAGATGGCACAACAGAAGCCCTGCCTGTAGAACAGCGCGTCCCAGTCAGCCTGTGTTAGCCCGTACTTGTGCTTCAGGTTGTTGCTACGACCGCGCCGCCGAGACTTCTCGACGTCTTTGTGGTAGTAGCGCTGCTGCTCTAACTTGCGGCGCGTGGAGTCTGATTTATAGTCAGACCGGCGTTTCGCATTAACAGCATCCTTGTTCTTCTGAGCCCACTTACGGGCTGATAGCCTACGGCGCTCTTTGCGCTCTTCGTCAGATAGCTTGGGAGTAGTAACTGTCATCTACCTCAACAGGACGCCACTTGCCCTCATGCACGTAAGCTGCAATCGCCAAACTAATGACGCAGTCGTCGTGCGTTCCGGCTTCGGCTTCCATTTTTCCATTCTCACTAACGACAAACGTCTTCATCTCTTTGAGCGTTTGTTCGTCATTGATTTCAATCTCTCGCTCGCGGTCTAGTGCGCGGAGCTTGTCGATGATCAGGGGCTTGGTGGCCTCACTCGTGAAAAAGCCGAGTCGGATTGTGTCCCTATCGGCATCCAGCGTGCCTTCTGCGGTCTCTGTGTACAGGTATGGGTAATTGCTGTCGCGCAAGGCAACGGCGGTGACCAAACCGTGGTTGTTTCTCTCAGGAGCGATCAGAGCTGAGTTGTAGTGGTAGCCCAGCGTCTCAAGGATTTTCGCGAACACGTCAGGATGGCAGAGGCCACGCCATACGGCGACTTGGCGCATCTGGCTGTCGAGAATCTGGGCGACACTCGGGTCCCCGTCCTTCTTGCCCTTGATGCCCTGGCGCAGGCCCATGCCCACGTCAGCGCCGATCACGTAGCTCTCAGCCGGGTCTAGCGGCCGATAGATCTTCAGCTCACCGCGGGGATGCTCGCGGATCACTCGCAGCGGCAGAGGACGACCGTTCTTCTCGTCGTACGTCTCTTCGACGGCCATGAGTGTCAGCGGCGTCTGCGGTGTGCGGAGGCGCTCGGTGACGTATTCGTTGTTGAATATGGGGCGGCCGGTCGAGAGGAAGGCCTCTTCTGCGGTCGCCGGGTATTCTTGCTTGAACAGGTCTAGCCCGTTCGTTGCCACCTTCTTACGACGCCAATAAAGTTGGTCGTTGGAGGTGAGCCCTTTGTCGGAGAAGGCCTGGATCAGGTCTTCTTCCTCGGGCGTCCGCTGAAAGTCAGCAGGTGCAGGCTCGCGGTACTCGGCGCTCTCGAACCACGCCGAGAAAAACAACTCGTAGCCGTTCCAGTGCTGGTCTGAGCGGTCGGCGCCCTGGGCCATGTCGTAGAACTTGCCGGTCACACCTTGCGCGGTGCTTTCCAGAAAGATGAACGTTCCTGGCTCTTCAGGGATGGCCTGTACTAGGCCGTTGAAGTTATTGTTGGCGAAGGCGGGCGGCCAGAACGCTACCTCAGAGAGGTGCGCGAACGTGAGCATTTCACCGCGCGCAACACCCCGACCACCAGCAGTAGCAACACGAAGCGCACTGTCCAGTTTGTCAAAGACGAGTTCGGAGCGTGATGAATACTTTGTCGAAGGGCGTACGATATCGGGAACATTGTCGTGGATACGCCGATACATGTCGAACAGCGACGTCGTGCTCTCACTCTCGTGAGCCATGACGAGACCCTTCTGGGCCTTGCGCTGCGACAGCCACCAATATTGGAGGGCAGAGATGACGGTGGACAGGCCCTGCTGGCGCGCCTTGAGCACGACCATGCGGACCTTGCCGTTGTGCTCTAACTGGGCGAGCACGCGCTCCATGAAGCGCTCTTGCACGCGATTGAGAACGAGCGGGGCAATCTTGCCCTGCTTCGTCCTGATCTTGATGCAATGGCGCGCGTAGAACGCGAAGTCGTCGTAGAGCCGCTTGCGAGCCTTCTTCTGGCTCTCAGTCAGCTCCTCAGTCATCGCCGCGGATGATCTCGTCGAGGAAGTCCTCGGCCTTGTTGAGCGTCAGCTTGGACTTGCTCTCGGGCTTCGACTTCGTGAAGTTCAGCACGGTGTTGATGTACTGGATCTTGGTCTTCTTATCGCCGGGGCCCACCGCGTAAACGAAGGCTTCTCGCAGCGCAGCCTTGGCCATGCCCGCCTCGGTCGCGGGGACGCTGACGGCGCTTGTCGAGCCGTCCTCATTGAGGACCTGCACGAGTTCGTCGTCGGGCGGCAGTTCGCCTTTGTCTTCCATGATTTTGATAAACCTATCGGCTAGTTCGTTCGCGCGGTCCCATAGGGGCTGCACGGATGCGCGGGTGTGTCCCCAGGGGATCCCCGCGTTCGAGTATTTCTCGGGATTGACCTTGAGGTCAGCGATGCGGTCAGCGTCGCGCTTCTTCATGCGCTCGCGAAACTCTGGGTCCTCCCACTGCGCCTTCTTGAGGGCGCTGATGTCGGGACGCGGGCGGCAACGCTTGTCTACTCGGCCAAAGAGGGGGATCTTTTTGATCTTGACCCCCCTCACGGTCTTATTGGTCATTCTTTCCAAAGCTTCAGCAGCGGAGCCACGGCAGCGTGGATGGCCTGCTTGGTCGCAGGGTCCATCTTGGCCGTCCAATGCGCGAGGTGGCGCTGGACGTCCTTCTGGCTGTGGCTGTGATCGATCTGGTGATAGAGCTTGCCGATGGCAGAGCTGTCGACGTCGTTCGCATCACCTGCGACTTCTTCAAGCCGGTTGCGCAGCGTGGAGCGCCGGAACTTGATGTTCTTGGCGTACTTATCGCGCAGACCCGGAGCGTAGTCGGCGACCTCACGCGCTGACACCTGATCGTCGCTGAGACCCCTGCGGGTCAGCAAATCGTCAGAGATCGGCTCGTAGGTGGCTTCGGCCTGCGGCGCTTCCTTAGGCGCCTCGGGGGCGGCCTTGGGCTCGGGCTTCGGCGCCTTGACCTTCGCGGCTGCGGCTTTCACCTTGTCGGTGGCGGCCTTGGCTTCAATCTTGGCTTTCGCCAGCTCGGCCTTGTGGGCTTCCCGCTGTGCGACTTGCTGCGCCTTCACAGCAGCAGCTTCCGCCTTGATCTTCGCACGGTCGGCCATAGCCTGCGCACGTTCGGTCGCGGTCTTCTCACGCTCTGCTGCCTTGGCGGCGGCCTTCTCTTCACGCGCGGCCTGGGCTTCTGCCTGGGCCTGCTCACGTTCGGCGACGTCCGCGCCCGTGTACTTGCGCAGGGCGTTGGCGGCGCTCACGAGCTGTGAGGCTCGCTTGCCCACCATCGGGTTCTGCGTGACGTCGAGGGGCGCCTCTTCCACCAGGGGAGACTGGAGGCCGGCGACCGCGGTGCGGGCCTGCTCCTTCTCGCGGATCTCCTGAACCTTCGCGTGGCCGCCCATGATGTTCTTGGCGGTCTTCGTGATCGAGGTCGGAAGATTGAGCGGGTCTATCTGCGGTGCCTGGGGCTCCGGCGCAGGGGGCTGCGCCTTCTGCATCAGGGCGGCGTGCGCCATCGTCTGCACGATCAGCGGGTCGAAGCTGGCAGGCGCGGCCTGAGGGGCCTGCGGGGCCGCCTGCTGGGGCACGGACTGCTGCGGGAGGGGCTTCGGGCCCCACGGTCCTTGAGCTTGCCCGCTGGGAGGCGGGGGAGCAGGAGGCGCAGGGGTCTGCTGCGTGGGGACCCGAAGCTGAGCGTTGCGGTCGGCGAAGTGTTCAGCGAACGTCTTCGCGGGCGAGCGCATGCCCGTGAGGTTGTCGACCATCCGCGCGGCGCCATAGGTGCCTGCGAGGGCCCCGCCGAACAGCGGGTTGCTGGTGCCGAGCAAGTGCATGCCCAGGGCGGTCGCTGCAGCACCACCGGCTAGACGCGCGGGGTTCAGCAGGAAGCCTAGGTTCTTGTCCATGACGCCCGAGAGACCACCGGCCCAGCCGCGGTTGCTGTGACCGCCACGCTCCGCTGCCATGTCGGCAACGTGCAACGTGCGCGCCAGCAGAGCCGTATTTGCGCCATCTGGGGCGCCGGCTGTCTCGCTGTCGATGCGGGCGATCTCGGCCGGGGTAACCTTCTCGCCGCGCTGGAGCGCGCTGAGAGTGTTCTGCGCTTCTTGCGACAGGCTGACTTGCTTGCCGACGTTGGACGCGGCAGTGCCGAGTTCGTTCTTGAGGTCGGCCACAACACGCTGGTGCGCGCCTTCGTCGGCCTTCGCGTTACCGAGGTCGCCGTTGCCGGCTGTTTCGAGCCGGGTTGCGTAGTTCTTGGACGCGGCTTCGTTCTCTCCGATATACTTGCGGAGGGTGCCTGCACGGACGAGGTCGCCGCCGAGCGCCGGAGCGGCGAGGGCGCCTGACGTGACACCACCAGTGATGGCTGCGCCGCCCACCCGCGAGGGGTCGACGGTGAGGCCCTGGTCGGTGCCGGCCGTGGTGCCAACCTGCGAGGCGAGGTCTGACGCAGCGCCGCCAGCGACGCCCGAACCAACGGTGGTCAGGGCCTTCGTGAGTGCGCTCGCCGCCGCTTGACCGCCTGCACCAGCGACCTTGTTGAGTCCGGGGACGAGGCGCGCCGCGGGGACTGCGCTGGCTGCGGCGCCTGCGCCGGCCGTGAGGTTACCGATGACCTTGTCGGTGGTGCTCGGCTCCTCGTGGCCGTTGTTGGCCGCGCGTTCCTTGATGGTGTCGCCAGAGGACATGAGCCAGCCCAAGCCCGTCGCGCCCAGGAGGGCCGCGGGGATCTTGAACTTGCCAGGGGCCATGGCCGCCGCGGCTTTACCGCCTGCGATGGCTGCGCCCATGCTGGGGACGTTCTCAGCAACGAGCTGTCCCCACTGGCTCGGCTTGTAGGGATCGGCCGGGACGTAGTTCGGGTCGCGCTTGTCGAAGCCGTCACCGAGACCGAAGTTCTGCTTGGCGGTCTCAGCGATGCCGTGCGCGACCTGGGCCACGCCGTGCTTCGCGCCGGCCAGAGCGCCAGAGGGCTCGGGGGCCTTGCCTGCGAAGTGCGCCAGGATTTCGCTGTCGGCGTACCCGGCCTCCTTAGCAGCCTTGAACTGATCAGGTGCCTTGGAGGTCAGGTGGTCGACAATTTCAGCGTCAGAATAGCCGGCTGCGCGTGCAGTCTCAATGGCGGTTGGGTCGATCTGCAGTCCGGCCATTCGTTTCCTATTTGAAGATTGAGTTTAGAGGCGGTCGTTTGCCGGGGGCGGGCTTCGCAGCGGCGGCGGGGGCTTTCGCCTCAGCTTCGCCACGAGCCTTGTCTTCTGCGGCCCACTTCGAGCCCAACGCACCAATCTCACCGCGGATAGACGGGCGGTAGATGTTGTCGGGGCTGCTCTGCAGATGGGCCTGTCGGGCAAGGTCAGCCTCTTGGGCGCGCTGTATCGAGCGCTCGTAGATGCTGAGGAGCCGCTGGTTGGCCTCGGGGCTGTTGTCCAGAGACGTGGTCATCTGCTGGACGAACTTGCGGTCGCTGTCCGAGAACGAGCCGGGGAGCAGTTTGCCGCTGCCGGTGTCCTGCACCAGCTTGAGAGCAAGCTTGTTGCTGAGCGCGCGCGCGATGTCGCCGTCTGCAATGTTCTGGGCACCTGACGTGTCGCCTGTGACGCCTGCGTAAAGCTTGCGGGCGCTCTGAACCCAATCACCGCCCTGGCCCTGATAGACTGCCGGGTTGGAATAGACACGCTTCAGCTCTGCGACGTCACCCGACATGCCGTTAGCGTTGGCTGCTGCGGACGCGATGCTGTCGCCGTATTCTTGGTTGGACTTCGCGGAGGCCTTCTTTGCCTCGTCGACGTACGTGTCCGCCTCGGGCTTCGCGTAGTTACCCTGCAGGGGCTTCATCTGCCCCTTGGTGTTCATGAGGACCGACTGGCCGTTCGGGAATGTGTGGATGGACCACGAGCCCTGGTCGGTGGGGGCCTTCTTCATCGACGCCTGTTGCGCGATGAGCGCCTTGGCCTGATCGGGATTGCTGATGCCGGCGAGCGAGGACGCGATGCCCATCAGGCCATCGTAGGTGTTGTCGCCGACGTTGAGGCCGAAGAGGCCCTGCTTGGCTTCCGGGGCCAGCGCACCGGGGCCGAGCGTGCTGTCAGCACTGAGTGCGGGCATTGATGCTGTTTTCTCTGTTGGAGCGAATGCGGTCGTGAGGGCGCCAGGGGATTCAGATGAACCACCTGCGCCGCCGAACTGCGCCATAAGCTGGCGCGCCGAGGCCATGCGCTGCGAGCGCGTCGCGCCGTCAGAGCGCTCGTAGAGAGCGTCCCATGCGTGCGCGGCCTCTTCAGGCGTCTTGGCGGCCTGGAGCGCGCGGTAGGCCTTGTTCTCGGAGCCGTCCAGCTCTTCACGCATGAAGGCCTGCTGTCCCTCGACGGTCTGATAGTCTGGACGGGCCTTCAGGCGCGCGAGGCGATCACCGCGCCACTGCGCAGTGCCCCAGGCGGTGCCGTTGTCGCCGGTCGGACCCCATGGACTGAGATCCTGACCGCTTTCGTGGACGAGGTTTCCGACAATGCCGGCCGCTTGATGCGGGGCGAGCCCGAGGCCGCCTGCTTCACGGGGCTGTTGGGCCCAGGTGAGCCACTGAGTGGCGCGGTTCGGGCTTCCGATCATGCTGCTGTTGCTTTCTCGTAGTCGACGATCATGTAGGAGCCGAAGTCTTCAACGGCGTCGGGCTTAACGCGCTCGACGTCCTGGGCCATAACGCCCATCTGGATCTTCGACGTGCCCCGGTAGCGGAAGGTGTACACAGGCAAGCCGTTGTCGAGCGTGCCCACGCGCTTAATGTCTGTCTTCAGCCGCTCGTCGGAGAACAGCTTCGCAGCACTTGCGCCGGCGCCAAGGAGGCCACCGATGGTCTCGAACGCCGAAGGGGTCTTCGTGGTCGTCGAGGAGCCGGTGGTCTGTCCGCCCCAGTTGTTGGAGCCGATGATGCTCATGAGGCCCTGGAGGGCGGCGTAGGGAGACTGCGTGCCGCTCTGGAACTGGGCGTTCTGGTTGTCGAGGTTCGCCTGCTGCGCCTGCTGCTCGCCGGACGCACCGCCCGTGGCGAGATCGTACAGACCCTTCTGGTCGTTGATCGCGGAGGAGGAGGCGTTGACACCGGAGTTCGCGGCGTTCGTTCCGGCACCCGCCGCGCCCGTGAGGGCACCGAGGGAGTTGGTGTTGTTGGCGTTGGCGTTGTTCGAAGCGAGCTGGAGGCCCTGCTGATACGCCTGGGACCTGAGCGAAGCTCCGAGGTCGGCTGACTGCTGCGCGAGGCCGCGCTCAACAAGGCCCTGGGCGATGCCAGCGCGGGAGCTGTTGGCGTTGCCGGAGCCGGCTGCGGCCTGATCGATGCCAGGAAGCGTGACGTCGCGGGCCGTCTGGCGCGCGTTGAGCATCGCGTTGTTGACTTGCGCGTCGATGTTCTGGCCGGAGACGTACTGGTTCGCGGCGTCGCTGATCGACTGCGTGTTGTTCAGCTTGGTCGGGTCGTAGTTCGTGAGGCCGGAGAGGGCCCCTTGGGTCGCGTTGGTGCCTGCGGTCTGCAGCGCGCCGCCCGTAGCGGACGTGCCGGCAGTCGAGGTGCCCGTGCCGTAGCCGAGCATCGACTTGAACACACCCAACTGGTCGGGCGTGAACTGCGCGACGAAATCTGTGGGAGCTTTGGCCTGCGAGGCCTGACCATAAGCGGTCTGGGCCTTGCCGAATGCGTCAGTGAGCGCGGCGGCCTGCGGAGCCCACGGGGTCGTGTTCTCGTTCTTGGAGGTCTCTTGAGTAGACGAGCCCATGTGGGATCCTAAATTGTGTGAGGCGCTCTGGTTGAGCTACGCCGCACCGGTCGCGTTACCGGGTGCAGCGGCGGGGTCGGCCCGCATCTCCTCAAGCTGTGTGAATGTAGAGAGGGCGCTCGATGCCGTCTTGGCAGAGCACCGTCGAATAGGGACGCCAGCCCATCAGGGTAACAAACTTGACCCAGCGAGGGTCGTCCTGCATCGGGCTGGCGAAAAGCGGCGCGGTGACGATACTGCGGAAGACCGCCCAGTCATGTTGTATGCGCCGGAGTGCTGATAGGGACCACTTGTGTACGCGGAGATGGGCGAGGAGCATTTGCGCTCCCGCCCCATCCCGGTATTCGTCGAGTTCGAACGTGCAGTAGTCCGTGTCGTGCGCGATGTGGCGCTTAACGAAGTCCATTGTGCCACTTCAGGCGCGGCGATAGCGCCACGTAGAAGAAGCGCGTGCGGAAGTTCACGTGGATGTTCGGAAACTGGCCCTCGTTGAGAGAGAAGGCCCATCGCTTGGCGTACGAGACGCCGCCACGTTTGTGCTGTGTGATCATGTCAGCCCGTGTGCTGTGAGGATCGCTTTGATCTGCTCAAGCTCAGTGATGATGGACTTGATGCTCTGCGAGATGGACGCGAGTTCGGCCTGCAGATACTTGGGACTGCCGGCTTCGATGGTGCCCATGGGCCGAGGGACGTACGTGGGGGCCTTGATGATGGCCATTAGCGCCCGCCTGTGGTTCGGATGTCGAGGTCGAAGCCGGTGAGCGTGAAGCTGCGGTAGTCAGGCCACAGGAGCTTCAGTGCGAGCCAGCGGCCCTCGGTGTTCACGTCGACCTTGTAGTTGTCGCGGCCATCGTAGAGCTGATAGTCGCCGTAGACGGGCTCGTCGCTGTTCGGGTCATCTGAGGAGCCCGCGGCGATCTGCAGCGAGTTGCCGCCACTGGTGTCGACACGGGCCTGCGGATAGATGGAGCGGAGCAGTTTGTACTGCCGCAGCTCGGCACCAATCTCGTCGAGGTCGAGGCCTGTGCGCTCAAGGAAGACCGGAGCGGTGGCGTTAGGGTCCACGGGGTACGGGGCGACCGAGCCAGGGCCATACACGTCGAACGCATATAGGGTTGGCTGGAGATTATACTCGGTAGAGCCATCACCAACACAGACGGTGACGCGCTTGCCGCCGTCTTCCTGATCCTGATACGAGCCGCCGACGTCTTCGTAGCTGGCGGTTGCGGTCGCATAGGTGAGCAGGTTGGACACCGGGCCGTCATCAAACGAGAAGATGGACGGCATGTCGTCGAACGTCCAAGACTTGGTCGACAGATTGTAGACCGCGGCGCGATTGCAGCCGTTGACGTTGCTGAACTTCACTAGCGGGTCCGACGACACGTAGCCGAACGAGATCTCGTTGAGCCGCGGGTTGAACTGCACGAAGCACTTGTCGGCCTGCGAGATGTTCAGCGAGCCGTAGATGAAGTCGCGCGTCTTCTCGTCACACAGGCTCTCCTCGGAGATGCCATCGTGAACCCAGATGTCGTCGATGCCGAAGCAGTAGTTCTTGCCGTCCAGCTCAATCGAGCAGTTCGTGCTCAGAACGCCCTTCGCGGAGGACAGCTTGGTGTAGCTGTAGACGAACGTGGAGCCATCGGCGTGCATGCGCCATGCTTCGCGCTGGCCATAGATGATCAGGTCGCTACCTAATTGGCAGGCATCCATGATCTCACCGTCCATCGACTGGAGGATGTTCTCGGTCGCGAGGGTCGCAGGGACCGTGATGTCCCACGAGGCCGGGTATTGGCCGGTCTGCACGATGGACGAGGTCTTCACCATCGTCGGGAAGCTCGTGGCGCCCTTGGTCACGTTGAGAGCAACGACGGCGCCGCCGCACTGCGCGATGATACGCGCGGACCACGTTGGGTCCCACTTGTCAGCCGGTGATGCGTAGGTGGCCGCGCTGATATCCGCGAACTTGTTCGTGTCGGGCAACAGGTACCACGGAGGATGATCCTCGCGGTTCACGTAGACCAAGTTACCGATGGTGTACGAGGTCCAGTGTGCATCAACGGCGCTGGGTGTGTAGCCGACAGGGGAGTAGTCGGTCTCGACCCCGTTGGCGTAGTAGTACACACGACCGGACTGATAGCCCAGGAAGAGGTCGTTGTTGCTGTTGCCGATGCCTGCGGTGAATGCGTAGCGGGGAGCTGTCTCCGCCAGCGGCTGTTTAACAGCTCTGAACACCGGCGCTGGGGTGATCTTGTTGTTTCGGAAGCGGACGTTCACACCCGAGGAGAATGCACCGACAGGCAGGCTGTAAGGGTCCTGGTCCGTGACAATGCCATGCGTGGCTAGGTCGCGTAGTTTAACTAGAGGCACGGAGGATCCCTAAAGGAGAACACCAAAGGCCCTAGTATACTTAGGGTAATCCTTATTGGTGTTATTTGATGATTATAAAATATTCAGCTTTGGGAGTACGTAAGGAGTCTAGAGGAAACACTAGGATCACTAGGGCTCCTCTTACTCCTCATGCCAAAGCAACAGCCACGGCGGACTTAATGGCGACCTTCCGGCTGTCGATTTCAGCTTCGGTCATCGAGACCACCTGTGCTGGCGAAAGCCCTAATGCTCTCGGGTTGATCCCAATCTGACGTAGGCTGACACCGAGATCCCGCTGGTTCTTCCGCAAGGCTCTCGGGTTTGTGCCCAGGGCTCTACTCGATCTTTGCATTTGCAATGGTCCTCATTGGTCCGCGGCGACCGATGCGAAAAGGATCAGGTCTTGAGCGTGAACACGAAGGCGATGGCCTCCGGGCGGGTCTCGGTGGTCCCAGTGTTCGCTGGGGTGCTCACGGTGACCGTGTGGTTGTGCGTAGCGGAGCGGCCAGACGTGGTGCCGCTAAAGCTGTGGGTGTGGCGCGTAGATGCGCCGGAAGTGACTTCATCCACGCCGCCAGGAAAGCCACCCGCAGCACCACCGGCGTTACCCGCACCGCCGTTGTAGTTGCGCGAAAGGTGGGTGTGGTCAGGGCTGTCGACACCGGTCGTTCCGGAGAACGTGTGCGTATGCTCCTGCGTCTCCGCAGCAGTCGTCGGGGTCACGTCAGGATGCGTATGGGGCCCCACGGTGTTCGCTTGGGTCGCAAGGGCCGCAAGGGCCGCGGTGCGTGACCGCGGGAAGCGGCCGGCCGTGTACATGTCCGGCACAGTGAACGTAGACCCCACCGCGCCGAGGAAGGCCGCGAGGTCCGGATAGTCTGCGGTGTTGTAGGTCGCGCCGTTCAGCTCGACGTAGTCCTTGCCGGTGTCAGCAGTGACCTTCGCGAGCGACGGGGGCTCCTTGGGGAACACGCACAGCATGCCGGTCGGTGTGCCGCCCTTGAGCTTGCCGCCGGTCACCGAGATCACGCCAGGGGCGGACCTGTAGAGCCCCAGGGTGGGCTCGGCGGCGAAGGCATACGCGGGCTTGGTCGAGGTGCCGGCCGCGGGGATCAGCTGGTTGTCGCTGTTCGTGAGCTGGCCGGTGTGGGCGAGGGTGCCCTTAACGGCGCTCTTGATGAGGCGGATGTGGTCGTCGGCGCCGGCCAAAGGGTCCGAGGCGGCCGGATTGGACTGGACGAGGTCGCTGACGTAGGTGGCAGTCTCAAGAGGCACGGATGGCGTTCCTTGCGGCGCTGCGGCCGTACTTGCCAGAGGTGCGCATGGCCATCAGGACCGCGCGGACGTTCTTGCCGGGATCCATTTTGGTGAGCCTGCGCCTTGACACTCGGTTGCGAATGGAGAGCACAGGTCGTGCCATAGGGTTCCACTGGGTTGTTCGGGGAATTGTGTTCGAAACGAGAGGCATCGTTGGCCTCTCTGGTATAGGTGGGGGCGCTTCCCTGTTAACCCCTTGATATTGCTACATATCACTCTTTTGACACTATTCCGACAGGATCCTGCCGGGATCTATGGGACCCAAAGGTCCGCGGCGCGCGATCCGAGAGGCTCATTTGGGGCCCCAAGTCTCCCAAGGAGACCCCGCAGCCGTAAGCTCCGCCGCCGCCGCCCTTCAAGCCAAGGAAGCTTGAAGTCGCGTCGGGGCTTGACGCCAAAAAGGGTCCCCTATCGCCAGATGGGACCCAAAATTCCCCACGTTCCCCCGCGCCATTCCCCTGCATCGGTGCTAACCCGTGGTAATCGTTGGCTTTCATCCGGTTATCATAACCGGCTATGGGCATACGCGATGGCGTATAGGCCGGGGATATACGGGGAGGCGTATAGGCCTGACCTAATCGGCCACGCGGGGATTAATACCCGGGTGTAATCTACCTGATGGTAGGGCCGATTTGGTATGTAACAGTGTAACATCGCGGGTGGGGTGGTCGGCCTTATATGGGCGACACCGGCTGGATAGGCCCTAGGAGCCCCAGCGAGCCCCGTGGATTCGTTCGTTCTCGTTAGGGCTAGTGGGATAGCCAACGCGCCCCACGCCTCCCCACGGACTCCCTGAGGCCGCGCGTAACGCATAGCAGCCATGCGCACATATGCCTTGCGTACTGCATTATGCGGTAGCACTATCTCCCCATGGTTAGCGCAATAGTGCGCAGCCAATCGAGGGAATACCCCATGAACAAGGCACGCCTTACGCGCCTCGTGGCCATCGCGGACCGCATCCACACGCGGCAAGCGGAGATCGCAGCACTCACTGAGCAATTCGAGGCGACCATTGACGCCATCGCGTCTGATCTAGGCCTCTCCGTCTATGACTTCCATCCCGCATTCCAAAGGACACCCAATGGTCCCCGTACGCGCAAACCCCGGAAGAA